CATAGGCCACGATGCCGCGCATGCTTTCTCTGGATCTTGGATATTCCCTGGTCCTGCTATGAGATCTAGCTCAAATGATGCTGGTGACGGATTGGGCAAAAAGGCATATTTTGGAGTCCAAACAACTAGGTTGTCAACAACTTCACGCGCTGACTCTGGATATGGAGACTATACCATCGGTTTGCCGATTGATTCCACCGTTACGCGTTTCGATACAATTTCCGGTGCACCTGCAAATACCGAATATGCTTGGGCCTTCTCGCTCGATCAGATTAGCAGCAGCGCGGTGCCATATTACCACCAATCTGGCTCTAGAAAGACCGGCCTCTCTCTCACCGCACAGAACAGCAGCTACAAGGCTGTGCTTGATCACATCCGGCAGTTCTGGGCACCGATGTATGGCGGCCACGACGGTCTAGACATTACTGAGCCCGAACCTTTCCGCAACTCTCAGTGGACTGGGGCCTCAACTGCGAAGAGTAGCGCCATGTTTAACACCATTCAAAGGGCGATATACACAGTTGAAGATCCGGAGGCTGTCGAGTGCAACATTATGGTGGCACCAGGCATCACTAAGGTAGCCTTGACAGATCAGTTGATAGAGACATGTCAAGAAAGAGCAGATGCTCTCGGCATTATAGATCTTGAAGGCGATTATGCTCCGTATACAGAGAACACATCTGATTACGCAAGCCGACTTGGTTCTGTCTCTACTACGGTGACAAACATTCAAACACGAGACCTTAATAACAGCTATGGTTGTGCATACTACCCATGGGTGCAGATAAAGGATACGAAATCAGATAGGTTACTTTATGTTCCGCCATCTGTCGTTGCCCTAGGAACTTTTGCAAGCTCAGAAGCAGTTGCTGAACTTTGGTTCGCACCAGCAGGCTTCAACAGGGGTGGCTTAAGCGGTCCAGGCGCCGGCTCTGCGGGCATCCCAGTCGTTGGTGTCACCGAAAGGCTTACATCCAGCAAGAGAGACGATCTCTACGAGAACAACATTAACCCAATTGCCAAGTTCCCAGCAGAAGGTATTGTAATCTTCGGACAGAAGACACTACAACAGACTTCCTCTGCCTTGGATCGAATTAATGTTCGTAGGTTGATGATTCATGTCAAGAAAGAGGTTTCTAGAATTGCAGCAACGATCTTGTTTGATCAGAACGATTCCATAACTTGGGGAAGATTCCTCAGTCAAGTGGAGCCCTTCTTATCAGATATTCGTTCTCGATACGGATTGACAGACTTTAAGGTCGTACTGGATGAGACAACAACAACGCCAGACTTGATTGATAGAAACATTCTATATGCTAAAGTATTCCTCAAACCTGCGAGAGCAATTGAATACATCGCTGTCGACTTTATCATCACAAGGACAGGCGCTTCTTTCGCTGACTAGGAAAATAAATGAGGGACTTTTCGCCCCTCGCCACTATTTACTATCAAAGACATCTAGAAAATTATAGGAGAAACAAATAAATGGCATTTTGGACAGACGCAGCCTCGGGGCAAGACCCAAAAAGACAATATAGATTTATTGCCGAATTTGGCGTTGGTGATTGCTCGTGGATGGTTAAAAATGTTAGCAAGCCAAATCTTTCTTTGAGCGAAGCTTCGCATGAATATCTTAACCACACATTTTACTATCCTGGCCGCGCTAGTTGGAATTCGATTTCCTGTACCCTCGTGGATCCAGTTGATCCAGATGCCGCAGCAACTATGTTGGGTATAATCAGAGATGCTGGATATGAACCCCCTAAGGACTCAAAGTCCCTAAAAACTGTTTCAAAAAGTAAGGCCATTGAAAAACTTGGCTTTGTCAAAATAAAACAAATTGATGCCCTAGGAGAACCTATCGAAGTTTGGGAGCTACAGAATGCATGGCTAAAAAGCGTTGACTTAAGCGGGCTGGATTATGGCGGAGATTCCCTTTCTGAGGTTACGCTTGAGATAAGATATGATTTTGCCAAGCTAACAACACACGGCGATATCTTAGCAGCAGACGGCACAAAAGCTGCAAACACCGGACTTTTCACTTAGTAGCTCAAAAGCACTAGCTGATAACAATTTATTTTCAAAAACAATATTAGAGGTGAAAATTGAGAAATAACGAAGATCGTCTTGGGGCGAAGAGCATCGACGACGATGCGCCACCCCAGACCAAAGGAGCCCAATCTGGCGCTTCTTTTTCTTTCTCCACTCCAACGGAATTCGTAGAGCTTCCTTCCCAAGGAAGATACTACCCAGAAGGGCATGCGCTCCACGGAAAGGGAGAGATCGAAATCCGTCATATGACGGCAAAAGATGAAGACATTCTAACATCAGAGACTCTTATTAAAAAAGGTATCGCTGTGGAAAGACTTTTACAGAGTGTAATTGTCGACAAATCAATCGACTCTAAGGGCATGCTTGTTGGGGATAAAAATGCATTGATCGTAGCCACGAGAATTACCGGCTATGGAGCAGAATACCACACACAGATGCTGTGCCCAGCGTGTATGAAGAGCGTCGAACAGACATTTAATCTGGAAGAGCAAACGATTTATTACGCCAACGATGAAGATCTTGTCGAAAATGGTGTGGAGCCGACTTCTTCTGGGACATTCATTATGACAACTCCCTTGTCCAAGGTGAGGGTAGAGGTTAAGCTAATGACTGGATATGATGAAGAATATCTGACAAATCTTGCAGCAAGCAAGAAGAAAAAGAAGCTCCAAGAAACAACATTAACTGACCAATTGCGTCGCATGATTGTATCTGTCAACGGCGATAGTTCGAAAGGAATGATATCGAACTTCATTGATCACATGCCAGCAAGAGATTCCAGATACCTCAGAACATCATATCAGAAAGTGGTACCAGATATTAATTTGGCACAAGAATTCTCCTGTGCTTCTTGCGGCCATGCGCAAGAACTGGAGGTTCCATTTACTGTGGACTTTTTTTGGCCTCGACAGTGAGTATATAGCTGCTGTTTACGAAGAATTCTTCATTATGAAATATTATGGAGGATGGAGCTTCTCAGAGGCATATAATCTTCCAGTTCAAATTCGAAGGTGGTTCTTGAATCGGCTTCTTAAGCAGAAAAAAGATGAAAATAAAGCAGCAGAAGACGCCATGAACGAGTCCAAGTCTGGACGCCGAAGCTAAGAAAGACACAGGACACTTGGGCTTTATTTCCATGTGCTAACTATTTATATTGAAAGCGAGGGCTGTGTCGTGAACTTAAAAGAAGATAAATTGGTGGAAATTGTTATTGATCTTGACGAGTTGAAAAAGAATCGTCTTGATGAGAGCTTTTTGGCCATCTTTGGTCATCATATTCAGACAATAATGACCAGGATGTTTGGTGGTGTATCTATACCAGTCTCTGTTAAAGGTAGCCCCCGCGAAGTTTCTGCTTTTGCCAGCGCAATCGGCAAAGAGAAGAAATATATTGACACAGCCAAGAAATATGGGTTGGAAGATCCCCGAACATATAAAGATAAATCCAAGCTCAAGAAGGCGACAAGCTCCTTTGAGAGAATAACCGGCATTAAGTGGCCTTTTAAGTAGGGAGGGGTAAGAAATGGCACCACCCGGAAGCGGAGGAGGAAGCGGAGGAGGAAGCGGAGGCGGAGGCGGCGGGCTTACCGAAGCTGAATTAACCAGACGCGCCAGGGCACTGGAGGCTTACACAGAGGCCAAAAGAGAGGCAACAAACGCGTCCGCCGAATTTAGTCAGGTAACTGAGGCTGGCGTCGTCAGTCAGAAAAAGTTTGCTGCGCTTACAAACGAAGGTCGAGCAGCAATTCTCGAACAAAGAAAGGCCTTGCTGGAGATGGCACGGGCATATGGCGGTAGCACCGAGGCAATATCTCGCCTTAAGAACGAGATTAAGCAACTAGAGGCGGCCGCAAGTGGCTTTGTTGATATAGCCGGCGCGATGCATCAGAGGGTCAACGGCCTTATGGGCATAACTGACGCATGGAAGACAGATCTGCTTGCTCTCACCATGGTCGGCGGGGAAATGGGCCAGAGCTTCACGCAAAATCTTGAAAAGATCTCAAAAGCTGCTAATACAGCAGAGGGCAAACAAAAAAGAATGGGCGCCCGTTGGGCAAAAGTGTCTGAGGGAATGAATGCTGGGTTCTATGCGGTAGTATCTCAGACGATGAAGTTGGTAAACGCCTTAGACCAGTCCATGGTTTCTTTTAGAAAGGCTCACGGCGCAAGCGACAAATTTGTCAAAGCAATTCCTGCTTTAGAAGAAAAATTCTACAAGCTTGGAATCAGCGCCGAACAGACCGCACAGGTTATGGGCTCTCTATATTCTTCAATGACCGGCTTTACAAGGTTAGCCCCAGCCGGCCAGAAAGCAGCCCGAGAAATGGCGACAGTTCTCGAATCTCTTGGGGTGGATGCTGCCACTTCCGCGCAAAACATGGAGATACTCAACAGAAGTATGGGCTTTTCTGGCCAACAGGCCGCCAACATCACGGGCCAACTGTTTGGCCTAGCGCAGCAGTTAAACATATCGACAACTAAGATGATGGAAGACTTTACACGACTGGGCCCTCAGCTTACTGTACATGGGTCTCAGGCCGTAAATGTATTTGTTCGACTGGAAGCCGCGGCCAAGGAGTCCGGAATTCAAGTAGAGCGTTTATTGTCCGTAGCTAGCAAATTTGACACATTTAAGGGCGCCGCTGAAAGCGTTGGACACCTTAACGCAGTTCTTGGTGGCCCATATCTAAGCGTTATGAAAATGGTTCAACAAACGGATCCATCAGAAAGAATGAAAATGCTTGCACAAGCTACCCAACAGGCTGGACTGAGCTTTGATCAAATGTCTTATTACCAAAGAAAAGCCGTTGCAGAAGCCGCCGGCCTTCAAGATGTTAATGAGTTGGCTCTTGTTATGAAAAGTCGCTGGGATTTGGTCGGCGACTCTGTTAAAATGAATTCAAATGAGATAGAAAAGTTGGCAGAAGAAAATAAGAAATATAAGACAGCACAACAAGACTTGCAAGCAGTTCTTCGCCAACTTGCTGTCCCGGCAACACAGATTCTTACGCTATTCAAGAGTATTGCGGAAGTATTTTTAGAAAATTCCTGGCTATTGAAGGCTCTCGTCCCTGTTGTCATAACTATGAAAGCGGCCATGTTCGGATTGCAGGCGGCTTCCATGGCCGCCGGCGCCGGCATGACCACCGCCACCGCCTCCGCCATCGGCTTCACTGCCGCGCTCGGGCCCCTCGCCATAGCCCTCAGCTTCCTAGCCTATGTGATGCTCAGAAAGAAGAATTCGCCTGTTTTATTCGGCCCTGGCTCTGGAATGCAGATGGCTGCGCAACAAACAGCCGCTCTTGGTTCTTCTTTGGGATATGTGGGCACTCAAGCCAAAGCTATGAGTCCACATTTGAAGCAATTATCTTCGGACATAAAATCCTTGCCTGATTCCAAAATGATTAAGATAAAGAAAGTATTTAACGCAGAAGAGGGAGTTTTGAACGCTTCCAAAGGCGCCAATATAACCGCTCACACCGTCAGGCTTCTTGGGGCAGCAACAGCCGGATCCGCCGGCGGGTCGACAATCCAAAACCACATGGATGTGACCGTTGAGATGGACGGCTCTATTATTGGTCACAAGGTCGCCAAACAGCTTTCGGATCGAGCATAATAATGAGGAGAAAAGAACATGCCAACTGATTTTTCAAACAATCCTTTTTCAGGAAACCAGAAAATTATGTTTTATCATCAATGGTCCAAGAAAACCGTTGAGTTTAAGGCATTTGATCTTTCTTATTCCGAATCTATCACAAATGATTGGGAAGAGGTTGCCTTGCCAAGAAGGATAAATAGATCTTATACTTGGTCTGGTGTCATTCGCAAACTTTCACTTGGCTGGTCCATGCCGGCATTCGACCTGGTCGAAGCAAAACTAAACCTTTCCAAATGCTCGGCTTTGGTTCGAATGATGTATCCTATGACAGATGATAAATCTGCAATAACAGGAGCAAACCCTGTATGGTATTTGGGTCTCATGAATTTGATTCACAAGGACGGTAACGATGTTGATAGGGCGGCAAAGGGCAGTAGAGATACCCTGCTTTGCGGATTTCCGGACAGTCTTACTTGGAATATGATTCCAGAAGATGGCTTTCTTTACGACGGCGAGGATGCATATCCAAAGAATCTTAAAGTGGCTATGGGCTATACAGTCTTGCTGGACGACACAGAGAATTTCGGATGGGATCAGGCCAAAGACGGGAGTGAGTGGAACGGCCCAGAGGATTTTCCTTGGTCCGAACCAATGACCGGCCCCGGCGGCGCTTTTTCATAATAGAGGTACTATAGAGTGGGAACTAGATATAACAACAGAAATATAAAAAAAAGCTTAATATCGCTTGATCCGGTCTCTACACCGGTGAGCCTAACAGAGGGGAATTTTCCATCTACCTTTATTCATAACGGCACGGAAGTTGGCAATCAAGGATCTTCAGAGGTTGTTGAACAATATGAAACACCGAATTTTGCAGGTATTGACTTAGAAGATAGATATTTTTTAACAAATGTTCATCACATATGGACAGTTGGGGATCACTACTGGAAGCTAGCAAGTGAATTTTATGGAGACCCCAGCCTTTGGTGGCTCATAGCGTGGTATAATCAAAAGCCAACGGAGGCACATGTCAAGATAGGAGATTCCCTAGCAATTCCGCTCCCAGTACAAGATGCCCTCGCGCTTTTTAAAGGGTAAAAATAGATGGCAGACGAAGAGACCGTAGAGCAGATAGTTGAGCAACTGGGATCAAAAGACGATCTCCCCCACATCGATGAGTCGATAAACGAAGCATATCGGTGGAGCGAACAGTGTTATCTGGCTCACAATCTGGGAAATATTCTAGGTGAGTTTAACGACCACCGGCCCACGATGCATCCCAGACCATGGCATTATGTAACTTCTGTTACCTCGCTCAATTCGGACACCAGCACAGCAAACTTTATGAATCGATTCCATATGGCACCCGACGATGTTGATTTTGTCAACATTTCCACATTTGAAAGGGCAAATATGCTCTGGAACATGAAGCTATATAAGGTTTTTTATAAAGCTGTTGATACAGAAGCCACCCTAAAACAATGGGAATATGACTGCGAGCTTCCGCTGATATTCGAGTCTATGGCAGCCGGTGACATGGAAGACTATAAGAAAAATAAAAAGTCCAACTACCACAGATCTGACGGAGATGACTTTGGCGGAAAGTACAAATCTAGGCCTCAGACTGGCTATGGTATTAAAAGCTTTTCGTGGGACTATCTCGGCGCCAACCCAGAAACAGTAAGGAACGACATAGAGGCAAAGCTGGTGATAGAGTTCCAAAACTTTAATCAGCTTTCTAAAATAAGACTCGCTGATGCGCGAAAACCAAAGCCCGGATCCCCAGGAAAGTTCGATTATGACACAGACCGGAAATATTCTCTTCTTGATCTGCTAGGATATGGCCCAAACTCTGACAGGAACGATCCAGAACAAAGCAGCACATATGATCCTGCATTTTTTGAAATAAAAGCAGTCGTTGAGTGGCAGGCCAACGAAGATGTTAAGTCATATGACACCCTTGATCCTGCGAAAAAAACAGGGAAAAAAACGAAGAAGCTCAAAGATAAGGTAAAAGGCCAATCGACAACACTATTCTTGACATTAACAGATCATTCGTTCTCCATCTCTCAGCTTGGCACCTTTACCCTTACACTTGATTATAGGGCAAGGCTCGAATCTGTGGCATCTCAGATGCGCGCAAATGTCCTGTACGAAATTGAAAGCCCCGTAACGGTGGATGCTGCCGGCATCACCTCCGGAGGCGGCCCATATACTGATCTTTTGGCCAAAGATTTAGAGATTAAAAATGCAACAAAAAACTGCACACTCGAAGGCCTTGCCGCTCTTAAAGCAGAAAGACTTTGGCTGCAAAGAAGGGCCTGGTCGTCCGGCATGGCTGGTATATT